TTATCCATGCTCGTGCTAAGTTTGGTACTGTGGCGGTAGTTAGAACGTAATGGGCTTAAAGGCATCAATAGGAAAATCAGTTGAATCAGCATTAAAGGCTGTGGGCGATTTAGCAGAGACTATTACCTATAATGCTAGGACTACCGGTTCATATAATGTTACAACTGGTGCTGTTGCTCATACAACTACAACTTATTCATTAAAAGCGGTATTAAGCCCTTTAGGTGGAAAGGTGGATGCTAAAGTAGGTGCTAATGATGTTAGTACGCAGTTTACTGGCGATTTAAGTGCTATTTTTGCTAGTAGGGATTTATCTGTAACTCCGGATACTAATGACACCATTACTAGAGATTCAGTAACATACGCAATCAACAATATAATCTCTGACCCTGCGTTAGCCTCATATACTTTAATATTGACGAGGTTAGGATGAAAGACACACTTGCTATGGATATTAAAAAGGTTGCAGAAGCTTTAAGCTTGTCTGTGGATGAGGTAACAAGAAAGATAGCTTTGACAGCTTATGATGGCGTAACTAAAAAAACTCCAGTTGATACAGGGAGAGCGAGAGGTAATTGGAACTTCTCTGTAGGAAATGCGGACACTACTGTTAGTAGCGAAGGGTTTGGTAAATCTACAGGCTCACACGTAAATTCATCAACACCACCTTCATCGCCTAAAGCACCAAAAATAACATTGAAAAAAGGTGATGGTTTGGAAGATATATACATTACCAATAACCTGCCTTATATAAATATATTAGAGAGCGGTAACAGCAAACAAGCACCTAAAGGTATGGTTGATGTTACTATGAATGAGATTAGGAGTAGTTTTTAAATGAGTTGGGCTACTGAAAGAACAAACATAGAGGGTAGATTCAATACTAACTGGACTACAACTACTATTGCGTGGGGTAATGCTGATTTTGATACGCCTAATAATACCGAATGGGTAAGGTTTAATATATTAAATGGCGCAAGTTCGTATAGGGCGTTTGATAAAAAAAGACGACATACAGGCATTATCAATATTCAAATATTCGCACCAGTTAATTCTGGCACTCATACGATAAGAGGTTATGCAGATACAATCGCAGCAATCTTTGAAGGAGAGCAGTTTGATGATGTAACTTGTGACGTAGCAAGCATTGAGACAATAGGTACTGATGATAGGTTTCATCAGATTAATGTCAATATTCCATATTGGCGTGATGATTAATTTATAGGAGAAATAAAAATGGCAACGATTAACGGAAATGACGGCTCTTTGCGTGATACAGATGGTAATTTAATTGGAGAGCTAAACAGCTTTACTTTGAATATTACACAGAAAAATGAATCGCATAGTTCATTTAATGATGAATGGGAAGATACAACAGCAACAACTAAGTCTTGGTCTGTTGAAGGTGCTGGACAATATGACCCAGATGATACTTATCAAGACGCTTTAGTTGATGAAGTGATTAGTGGTGATTCTACTTACTCAATTGAAGTAAGACCAGAGGGCAACACTACTGGCGATGTAAACTTTACTGGCTCAATTACACTTGGCGAGGTGTCTATTAATGCTTCTTCTGAGGGTGTAATTGGCTTTAGCTTCTCTGGTGCTGGTACTGGGGCAGTAACTAAAGGAACGGTAGAATAATGGCGTTTAAAGCGATTGACAGAAACGACACTAAAGAGTTTGTTTCAGTAGATGACCCAGCAATTGACCTAGCTAATTCAGATGTTGAAGCTTATAAAGATTCACACGATTTAAAGCATTTAAGTTTTAAAGATGGCGAATCGGCAACGGTATTTCATTTAGGTACTATTAACTTTATGAAGTTTGCTGAGATTAAAGATAAGCATATATCGTTTGACTTAGGTAGTGATGGTCAAGAGATTAAGACTAATCTGTTTGGCTTAACTGCTGACTCTCTACGTCATTCGCTTAAAAAAGCAGACAACTTGCCCTTCCCAATTAAGATTGAGAGAGGTAGGCTTTCTGATACCACTATGGATAAATTAGCAAGATTAGGTATTGTTGAAGAATTAGGGAATTTAGCTTTAAATCTTAACGGATTTGGGGATGATGACGAAAAAAAGTAATTGGCGCACTCATACAAGGTGAAGTTAAGTATGACTGCAAGAATTGCACAAATCACGACAAAAAGGTGCGTGGATGTAGTTTAAACGCTTCAACAATAGTTATGGCATATGGTATTAAAGGACACGCTACTAGGTGTCCAGTGATAGATGCGGTGGAGATTGGCGATTATTTTCAAGTGTTCAAATACTGGAAAGACGGTCAATATCCCAATAGCGGAACTTGGGCAGAACAGCCATACAAGTTAGTAATGATGATGGAGTGTATAGATGAACAGTCAGCAAATACAAATACTGATTAGCGCAAGGGATAATGCTTCTAAAGCAGTAAACAAGATACAGAAAAAACTACGCAAACTTGGTACAACATCAAGAAAAGTAGGCAGGAAAATGTCCAAAGCCTTTAAAGGGGTTGGCGGTGTTTTTAAAAGTCTTGGTGGAATAGTTTTTAACTTCAAAACCGCTATAGCAGGTCTCATCGGTGTGGGTGGATTTATAGGATTAACAAAATCAGTCTTAACAACAGGCGGTGCGTTTGAAGATTACAAGGCTACACTAGAAACCGTATTAGGCTCACAGAAAAAAGCTAATGAGGCTTTTGCATGGATAGAAAACTTCGCTAAGACCACGCCTTTTGAGGTTGATAATCTAACAGCATCATTTGTAAAGTTATCCGCTTACGGTATTGATGGCACTAAAGTGATGGGTACTCTTGGTGATACAGCCGCAGCTATGGGTAAAGACATTAATCAAGCTGTAGAAGCCTTGGCAGATGCTCAAACTGGTGAATTTGAAAGATTAAAAGAATTTGGTATTAAAGCGGTTCAGATTAGCAAATCAAACGCTGAGAAGATGGGCGCTACTATGGAAGATGTTGGAAAGACAGCATTAACATATACTGACAAATTAGGTAAAGAGGCGTTTAAGTTAATTGACCGAAACAATCGTAAGCAAATCACATCAAACCTATTAGCAATCTGGAACGAAAGATATAAAGGCGCAATGGAGAAACGCTCAAAGACAATGAATGGTATGTTGTCTAATTTATCAGATGCGTGGACTACGTTTAAAGATAAAGTTGCACAAAAAATAATGCCAAAAGTCAAAGAGGCGCTAGAGGGTGTTTTAGGAAAGATTGATGAATGGGGCGATAATGGTGTATTAACTGGCTGGGCACACGCTTTAGCAGAAACAATGGGTGGCGCAATTGAATGGCTAAAAGGTCTTGGAACAGCTTTTGTTGGTACGTTTGAAGAAATGGGATTATCATTCTCTTCGTACAATGTTGATATGAAAGAGATGAAAGAGAATGGAAAAAAATTTGGTGAAACATTAATCAAGTGGTTTGACAAGATTAAGAAGTTCCTAAAGGAAGATGGTAAAAAAATGTGGGAAGGCATTAAAGAGGGTGGAAGAGGTTTTTTATCTATCATTAATGCTATTGTTCAAGCTATTAAATATATGAAAGATGTTTTTAAATCAGCTTCTAGTTGGGTAACAAGTTATAATAAAAATAGAGCATCAGGCAGGGGCGTTATTGAGTCTTTTGGTCGCTCTGTAGGAGGTTCTCTAGCAAGTCAGAAAAAAGACGACTCATGGTTTGGTGCTAATACAATGTCAGACACACCTTATGCCTCAAATGTAACAAATAACATTTATACTCAAAATAGTAGATATGAAATAGATGCCGCACTTAATAGCAGGGGTAGTATGTCAAACTTAGTTGGACGTAGATGGGTTAATGGAGTTATGCAATGAGATTTGATTATCCAACGGTAGCTGGTGCTACAACATCATTAGCCTTTACTAATGACCCAGAGTCACCTTATCAGAGGGCTGTAATTAAGCATAATTCAAGCGTTCAGATGGAAGACGGCTCAATGTATGTCTATTCAAGAAGCGTTACTAATTACCGCTATTCTATAAGCGTAGTATTAACTACTGAAAGTGAGCGTGATGCCTTAGAATCGTTTTATGATTCAACAGTTAATGGTGCTGAAAAAACCTTTCAATATACCGACCCTTATAGTGATGTTTATACCGTTAGGTTTGATGAGAACCTACAGATAAAAGAGATATTTAAAGACCGAATGTATCGTGCTACATTCACTT